ATTGGTGGCTTTAGTGCAAAACTTACCGCTGATTATGACTACTGTAGCCCGTGCTGTGCCACAGATTATTGGGGCGTTAGTTTCTGCGTTTGCAGGCAATATTGGACTAATGGCTGAAACAGGCTTATCACTTATCACTGGTTTAAAAGACGCATTTACGTCCATTAACTGGGGCAGTGTAGGGATGGATATTATTCGCGGTATCGCTGGTGGTATTAGTGGTGCTGCAGGAGGATTATGGGACGCTGCTAAAAGTGTGTTAGGCGGATTTAAAGACAACGTTCTCGGATTCTTCGGCATTCATTCTCCCTCTCGTTGGGGTCGTGATGCAGTAGGTCGCTGGATTCCGCGAGGTATTGCTGGCGGTATCGAAGAGGATGCTTATACAATGCAAGACGCTTTAACAGAGGCTGCTAATTCGTTATCCATTGATACGAGCCATCTAGGTGCGACAATTGACCCTAACAATATTAATGTTGCGGATTATAATTCTCAGCAATCCAATAGTGACCTAGAGGAATCAGAGAAAAATAATACTAAAGCTGGTGATGTGTTTAACATCACGCTGCAAGCTTTGGGTGAATTATCTGATATCCAATTAATGGAAATGGCACGAAAATTAGTCGTATTTATCAAAGAATTAAAGGACAGAGACGACAGTCCAAGAGGAGGCGTGTTTAATGTTTAGGCCAGGACAATTCAAAATTAATGGATTAGATAGTGAAGAGTTTGATGCTTATTTGACCGCTAGACCACAGCGCGTTTCTTCGGGGCGTGTCATTAAGTTGCAGGAGCGACCAGGTAACGATTCCGTTGTGGTGGATTACGCCTACTACAAAAATGTGGAATGGAAATTACAGTGCGTAGCAAAGGCTAGTGATTACGAAGAAATGTATCATTTAGAAGATAGAGTCAAGGTCTGGCTAGATATGTCGAACTACTCTGATTTTACCTATAATTTTGATCCGCACTATATGTATCAAACCATTGTTGTTAGTCCTCCTGTATTTACAGGTACACACAAAAACGGGACGTGGACACCGTTCGAGTTTACGATCAGTGTAAGACCATTTAAAACAGCTCGCGTCGGGTTAAAATGGCAAACAAACAAAAAAATGATACACAACACCGAAGCATATCCCTCAAAACCAATTATCAAAATAGTTGGTTCGGGGGATATTACTTTTTGGATCAATAATAAAAAATACGAACTGACTAATGTAGGCAATGAAATTATTATTGATTCGCAATTAGAAGAATCATATCGCGTTGTCGATGGTGTTTTAGAAATTCAAGATCACAAAACAAAATTTCTAGATTTCCCTATTTTATCTAAAGGTGTGAACACTTTCAGATGGTCTGGAAACGTCCAAGAATTTAATTTACAGCCAAGGTGGTGGACAAAAGTTTGAAACCTCGTATTTATAAACCATCGGAAAAAGATTTTAGTCACAACGGGTTAGGAATTTTACGTGATGCAACTAGAGCGGACGTGAGAGAACAAGCAAATGGCGTTTATGAGTTGGAAGTGGAATATCCACTGAAGTCTCGTTTTAAGCAATATTTTGAAAATGGCTATCAAATTAAAGTAAAACCAAATGACCAAGAAGAATACCATATTTTTGAAATCAAACGAACGTACGAAGATACGATCGGGAATAACATTTTAATTTATGCCCAATCTCGTACGTATAAGCTGGGTAATCGGCAAGTTCAGCATATTGAAATAGACTCAAAAACAGGAGTTGATGCTATGCGTGCAATTACTGCAGGTATGGATTTGCAATCTGATATTGAGCTTTATTCTGACATTACTACCGTTTCAAGTACGCTTTTTGAAGCGCGTAATGTGCTGAACTGTATTGCTGGTGAACAAGGTTCTCTGCTCCAGTTTTGGGGTGGAGAAATCAAAAGAGAGCCTTTTAAACTGTCCCTTCTGCGTCGTAGAGGACGTGATAACGTTGGAACAGTTCGTTACGGTAAAGACCTTCAAGGCCTTAAAATCACTTTTGATTGGTCATCTATCGTTACTCGTTGCTTACCGTATGCCGATTTGCAAAACAATGACGATGGCCAAACTAAACGAATTTACGGTGATCCAGTTAATAGTGATTTAATCGCTAACTATCCTGATATCTATGCTCGCCATGTCCAATTTACAGAAGAACAAGGGGTGACAGATAAAGCAAGTCTTGATAGAGTAGCGAAAAACTATTTTAAATCTACCAATGTAGGTGTAGATAAGCCAAAAGTTTCCATTGAGTTAGAGATTGAGAAATTAACTGACTCGGAAGAAGCGAAAGAGTTTGAGAGATTGAGAAACTATGGTTTATTTGACACTTTTTCGGTCTATCACAAGCTTTATGATATCTATGTTGAGGCGAAAATCACTGAAGTTACTTACGACAGCCTAAACGAAAAAACGAAAAAGATTCGCGCTGGTGATGCGCAAATAGCTTTTTATAAACAACAAAATAACGAACTACAAGAAACAATTAAGACACTAACCAAAAAGGGCTATATGTCCGAATTTGTTGATTATGTTACCAATCTAATTAATGGAGTTGAAGGTGGTTCGGTGCTTCAATATCCGAAAAATAAGCCACATACAACTTATTATATGGACACAGATAGTCGCGAGACAGCAAAAGATGTTGTAGCGATGAACAACCAAGGTATAGGTTTTAGCCGTACAGGTTGGCTTGGTCCTTTTGTTAACGCGTGGGGGATTGATGGCACATTGAATGCTGATTTTATCCGTGCTGGTAAAATCCGTGCCAACATTTTTGAAACGTCTTTTAATGCTGTCGGAGACCAACTGATGTTAGTTTCAGGCGCTTTGAGAGCCATGAATGGTGCTTTAAAAATCATGGAGCTGACTAAAAAAGGATTAGAATTTTGGTCGGGCGATAAAGCTATCGGAACAATGGGAACTGCAGGAGAACCTTTTCCAGATTTACAAGACCAAGACGGTCCTGTGAAAATGGATGGTGAAGCAATGATGATTACCACTAATGATGATGGTAAATACATTGCTATATCTGCTCAAACAGGTAGAGGAATTGTTTTAGGTAGAGCAAATGGCATTTATATTATTGACCCTAGTATCAGAATAATTGGGGATGTTACGTTAGCTGGAGACATTAATGTTATTGGTGACATAAAAATAAGAGGAGAAAAAGTTTTCCCTGGACAAGGTTCAGGCGGAGGAACTCCTGGTGGAGGTGGCGAATGGAACGGTCAATATCCACCAGAAGTAAATACACAAGCGGAACAGTTTGCATGGCAAGCATGGATCACGTTAATCAGTTTAGGATATTCCAAAGCGGCAGCCGCTGGAATTTTAGGCAACATTCGTGGTGAAGTGGGGCCAACCATGAACCCAGATACTGACCAAGTGGGCGGTCCTGCGTATGGTGCAATACAATTTGATGGGTCTGCTTTTCCGTTGATTGGCTCGCCAACTAACGATGGCCGTGAATACTTCCAGCGCCTGCATGATGCAAGTGGTGTTGGTGGTGATTATCGTGAGATGCCTGTGCAAATGAAAGTTGTCGATTGGTCGATGACAAACGGTCAATGGATGGGAGCAGTCAGTCCGACCAGTGTTTCAGGGTTTAAAAATGTAACGAATCCCGAAACAGCAGCTTATGCGTTTGAAAAGAATTTTGAACGTCCAGCGGCAGATCATCCAGAGAGACAAGGTTGGGCGAGAGAGTGGTACAACAAATTTGTTAATCTATCTATCGAACAAGGCGACAGTTGGGTTTTACCAATTGCACGACCGATTACAGTCACAAGCCCATTCGGATGGCGTGATAGTCCATTAGGTGGAGGTCAAGAGTTTCACAATGGAATTGACCTAGTGAATGGCAATTTAAGCACACCGATTCTAGCAGCAGAAGCAGGAATCGTTAGAATCTCTGGTAGTTATCCAGCTTGGTATGGCAATTACGTGGTTATCGAACATGCTAATGGTATTTTTACTGGCTACGGTCATTTAGCATCGTTGGCAGTAAGAGAAGGTCAGCAAGTCACGAAAGGACAACGATTAGGTATCATTGGTACAACTGGACCATCAACGGGAATACATTTACACTTCCAATTTTTTAGAAATGGACCTTGGCCACAACAAAATGATTTTATTAATCCACGTGACATGATGCAATTTTAATTTTAAGGAGTGAGACGATTTGGCAACAATGAATTTTAATCGTATGCGAGATGTCGATGTGGTCATCGATAAGGCAAATGATAATTTTATACAAAAGCAATGGGTTAGCGCTGGTGATAAAGATGGCCGGACACTAACCGTCATGGTTACGGACGCAGGAATCATTGGGGAAGTACCTGGTGTAACGCTAAGTCTTTTATGGCGAAACCTTGCCAACGGGATTACAGATGAACATGCTTTTGTGGTGAAAGATAAAGCAACAAGTAAGTTTATTATCGAATTTCCCAATAACATGCTGACAAAAGGCAAAGTGATTGCCCAAATCAGAATATGGTTTGAAGGGAAAGTAGTTGCCACGAAACCATTTGAAATCGAAGTTGGAGGAATTGCTGGTGTAATGTCTGGTGTGGTACAACAACAAGAATTCAGCTTTTTGACTGCAGTTTTAGCAGATGCTAATTCGTGGCGCACGGATATCGACCGTAAAATTAACAGGGGTGAAAATGAAGCAATCACAAAAGCGATGATTGCTTTAGATTTATGGGAAGAGATTTCTAATAATGAGATTGATATTAATGTCAATACGTCAATGATAGAAGATGGTGCAGTAAATATTAAAAAACTATCAAATGATGTCAATATGATTAAATATCCTTTTGTAACTTCTGCCGATGTTCCCAACGCAGTTAAGCAATCCATTATTGATATAAAAATGTTCAATGTGGATGCTCGTAAAAAATACGCATTGACAGTAGTTCGCAAATCTCAAGGTACGGATAAAGTTTATTCTTTGATTGTTTATGAAGCTACGGGCGATAACGTATTAGGCGACGCAATAGCATCGTTTAATGAACTGAATTATGTGCCATCAGAAAGTGTAGAACGTGTTTATTTAACATCTACAACCTCGACTGCGCTGATTGAGATTTTGATCGATTGGTCGGTCTTACCAAACGAAACCAATCTTGTAGATATGAGATACAACAAAACAGGTATCCATCAATCTTGTATCCAAAAGCCTATTAATAAAGACTTTAGAGCATATCCTTTTGTGTATGATCCACGATACAGAAAATCGATAAAAAACGATGCAATTTTAGATGTGCAATTAATTGGTGCTGATCCAAATAAGAGTTATACTATCGGCTCTCTTTACAAAAATTATCAAGGAACAACTCGAATCATTATACATGAATGGGACAAAAAAAATAATCAGTGGGCAGGAGGTAGCTCTGTTACATCTGGACGTAGCTCATGGACTGTGCAAGATTATGTTCCAACCGCACCTATAGAATGGGTGGAAATCCCAAGGTTTGACCCTAGTTCAGGTGGTTTTTCTGGATTTACAACGCGTATGTTAATCGATTGGACAAAAATAGAAAATGGCGCAAGGTTGAATTATAATTCTTTTAATTCGCTAAGCAACAATTTTGACTTGTTTCATCCAAACACCGTCATCAGTCAACAAAATTTAATGGCTAAAACAAAAAATATTCTTCAGCCTCAAGCGCTGGAGGGAGTAAATTACGAAGGGCGTTGGTTTAAAAGAGAGTTAAATGGTCAACAAGTAGTAACTACTAACATGTACGGTCAAAAAGCCTATTTAGGATTTTATGGCAACTCGTTATCTGTGGATGTCTTACATGATGTTTACAACGCTGGAATTGGTTGGCGGATTGATGGGGGAGAATGGCACGAACAGATAATTAGTGAGTCAGGTACGATTATTTTAGCAACAGAATTAGAAAACAAAGACCATTTTGTCGAGATTTATTCACGCGTCGCTTTCGGCTACACAGAGGATGAGTCGCCATTTTTTAGTGGAAAAGGTAATCTAAATATTGCTGGATTTGATAAATCTACTTATCACCTAAAAGCAGATGCTCCAACACTACTGTTTTTAGGTGATTCGATTACTGCTGGTCAAGGCAGCAGTTTTGGTGATGGCTATGCTGGTAAAACAGCCACTTTATTAAATAGTAATGTTATCCGTGTTGCTCAACCTGGCGGGGCATTAGTATCTAACGACAGTCGCCCATATTTACCAAATTTACAACAACTTGCATTTAATAATGCGGATGGACAGCATGCAATTCCTGAGAAAGCCGATGCGATTGTAATTAACATCGGACACAACGACAGTGCAAGCGTCACAGACTCGCAGTTTAGACAAGCGTTAGTGTCGTTAGTCAATAAACTAAAAACACGCTATCCTAGTGCTCCAATTATTCTGATGCGTCCGTTTTCAGGCAAGCGTTCAACAGCGATTCGTACAGCCGTAAATGAGACTGGAGTTTTTTATCTAGATACGACAGGATGGGAGTTTACAACTGTTGATGGCACTCATCCTGATGGCGCAGGGGCGGAAGCAATCGCAAAACGATTGGCACCAGAACTTTCTAAAATTTTGTATAGTAAATAAAAATAAGTTTCCGCCACACAAATCGTGTGGTCATTTGTGTTATAGAAAATATGAAAAGAGGTAATTCAATGGAAAAAGAAGTATCCGTCACTCCAGTTGGTGTACTAATGTGTTGCTCTGATTGTAATAGTAATATGGATTTTCTAGGCAAAAAAGATTTTTCTAAATACCTATTTTTGCATAAATGTAAAAGATGTGGAAAAGAAGAATGGCTATCAAAAGAGTACCCTTATGTAAAATTTGAATTAAATAATATTTGAAAAATTATCATTTAGCAACTATTATTATACTTATATAAAATAATAGGAGTTGGCGAAATTGTGGGAATGGCTAAAAGTTAATTGGGTCTCAATACTAGGTTCAGGTGGTATCGGTATTATTATTGTGGCTATAATCAATGTTGTTTTTAAAGGGAAATCTGGTTCTCATGTGCGACAAAAAATTAGTTCAAGAGAGAATTCTAAAAATTATCAATCCGGTAGGGATATTAATATCAATACGGGAGATAAAAAAGATGACAAATAAAAGACAAACTTTAAAATCGGGAGAAAATTCTGAAAACTACCAAGCAGCTCGAGATATCACAATAAATCAAGGTGTGTCTTATCAAGAAGTGAAAGAAATTTCGATGGATATTTTCCAAAAAAACTTTTACGATTTGGGGGATAAAGTTAATAATATCGTTAAAGAAAGAGCAGAAAAAGTAATCAATGATTATGTAAAAGAATTATCCAAATACGAAGAAGATGCATTAAAAAAAACAATTGATCCCGATATAAGATCTAATTTATATGAAGCTCAAAAAAATTATGCTAAAAGAGGAGATGATGGAATTGAGCAATTATTAATTTCAATGTTAGTAGAAAGAACTATGAATAATAACGATGATTTCAAAAATATTATTCTAAATCAATCTTTAGATATTGTTAGCAAATTGACGAACACCCAAATAGATCTCCTAACTTTGATTTTTGTATTGTTCTATGGTATCTCACCATTAGAAAGATTTGAAGAACTATTAAGACCTGTGGAATACTTGTTAGATTTGAATTATTCTTCTAGTTTAAAAAAAGATTTGGAATATTTATCTTCAGTTGGATGTACTAGAATTTCAATAGGAGTTAGAGATATAAAAAATATCTTAGTGGCAAAGAGATTCATAGAACTTGGTGATGAAGATGAATTTGATTCTAATGTTAAAAATTTCCCGTTGTTACTAAAAGTAATCGAAGTTTGGAATCTTGATCATCTTGCTTTAGCAAATAGTTCTATCTTACCAATTGGAAAAGCTATCGCTATTACTAATCTTAATAAAAAGATTTCACTAAATGAGTTAATACATTTTCAAATGATTGAATATAAAAGTTTTATATAAAGTTTAGCTTGTGCTAAGCTTTTTTATTTTGTCAAAATTTTATGTAGGAGGTGGTCAATTGGAAAAAATAGTCGAAGTAAATGGTTGGCTCATGATGTTGGGCTTTGGTGGAGTTGGTGGGGTTTTGTCGTGGGGAATCAAAAAAATATTACACGCTTTTAAAGATGACCGAATCAAATTAAATCAAAAGATTGCTAATTTAGATGGTCGTATCGATAGTCTAGAGGCAAGTAATGTCGCGTTATTAGGTGATAAAATTTATCACTTGTCCCAATCGTATTTAGATAGAGGTTGGGTATCTGTCGAGGAGTTAAAAAACCTCGAACGATTGTACAAAAGTTATAAAGCAAGTGGCGGTAACAGCACAGCGGAAGTGTTGTATTTGAGAGTGCAACAATTACCAAACAAACCAATATAAATAGGAGAATGAATGAAATGAAAATGACAAACAAAACATATGACACATTAAAGTTTTTAGTGACGGTATTTGCACCAGCACTAACGGCGCTGATTGCTGGTTTAGGGCTAGCCGGACTTATTCCTAATTCGGAGGTCATTGTAACAGTCATCGGTTTAGTAACTGTCTTCGTGGGTAGACTAATTGGCATATCAAGCGAAAATTACAATAAAAAGGATTAGCGATTGCTAGTCCTTTTTTCGTATCAAAAATTAGGAGGAATAAACATGTTACCAATTAATAAAAAAATCAGTGCGTACAATCATTATGACTACAATACTGTTAAATATATCGTAGTTCACGACGTGGGAACACGCTCCACTGCGAAAAACAATGTTGATTACTTTAGTGGTGGAAATCGTAATGCTTCGGCGCATTATTTTGTAGACGACACATCGATTTGGCAATCGGTAGAAGATAATAAAGGCGCATGGCATGTAGGAGACGGCAACGGAATCTACGGTATTAGTAATACAAATAGTATTGGTATTGAAATGTGCTTACCGTCAGGAACAGTCACAGCGAAAACAGAAGCAAATACAATCGAATTAGTACAATATTTGATGAAGAAATACAACATTCCAATCGATCGAGTCGTTCGACATTATGACGCAAGTCGTAAGAATTGTCCTGCGCAATTTAACTTGGATAAAAAATGGACACGTTGGTTTGCTTTTAAAGCTAAATTAGCTGGAACATCTACAAATGCTAATTCGTCCACATCAACTAAATCAAAATTTAAAGTTGGTGACAAAGTAAAAGTCAAAGCACTGTATGTTAGTTCGACTGGTGGAGGAAAATCCACTAAATCTGCTGGGAAAATTGGTGTGATTAAACGTGACGAAGGTAAAGGAAAACGATTTTTAGTTGAAAATTGGGGTTGGGCACATGAAAATGACATCGAGTTAGTAGCAGATAATACGTACACTGCAAAAAAAGTCGGTGATACGGTCACAGTACAAAATTTTGCGACTCATTACCAAACAGGGCAAAAAATATCTCCATGGGTTAAAGGTAGTAAGCATAAAATCAAACAAGTAAAACCAGTTAATCAATCTAAATCCAAACGTGCTTATTTGTTGGAGGGTATTAATAGCTGGGTACTGGAACAAGACGTTAAATAAAAAAATGTAAACAGGTCATTTATCTTATATGAAAAGCCCGGTCCAATTAAGGACTGGGCTTTTTTGTTTGTTCGCTGTATGTTCAAGAATTACGTTATTTTATAGTAATGAAAATAAAAAATAAGAGTACGTCCAATCTAAAGACTTTTCTAAAGACTTTTGAAAAGCCTGAAAAATAAAAGCGTCGAACACTTGTTTATCAAGGATTCAACGCTTATGTTTAAACTATTATTTAGTTTCACGATGTAAAGTAACTTTTCTTTCACG